TATAGTATATGGCAGTTTTCTGTCATTAGTAAAATATGAGGCCATTCTCGACCAGTAGTAAATTTCAGTATCATTTGAATCTGCCCAGCCTCCCATCACCATGTTCACATTTTCAACGTGTTTGTTTAGTTCAAACATTACACCCTGAAGCAATTTTAGATCAGGCTCGTGCGTTATACCGCCCGCCCAAAACAGCTTCACGTTATCTGTTGCAACCCTTTCTCCATCAAACTGAGTATGCCCATAAGGAATGGAGTTCGGTAGTATCTCGATGTTTTTATTGTGCGGATATATTGCTTCTGCAAGTCTTTCATGAGTGCACGTTACGAGATCAGCATTGCGCATATGCTTAATAAGTCGACCTGCAAAATTAGAAGCATTGTAACCCTCGTACATTAAATGGTCGTGCGACAAATGCCAATAATCATCCACATCAACAACAAGCTTAAAACCATATTGTCTGCGCCTTTCAATCAAATCCTCGTTATCCCATGTACGATTTATGTAAACAATGTCATATTTGTGCTCCTGCCATTGTTCATCGGTCATGCTGTCTGTGATACGACCGTATTCTTTTTCCATAAACGAAAGTGGGAGCATCAGCCTGTGGTAACCACAGCCGCTGTATTTCTGCGTTAGTGTTAGGATTTTCATAACTATAAATACAAAAATAAAAAGCCGCCTGTAGAAACAGGCAGCCGTTGTTAACCTAAACACCAACTACAAATGTGCAAGTAATTCACGGAGTTTGTTAATAATATCATCAGCACTTCTGCGCATCTTTATTTCTGTCATGTCGAACATCCCTTCAACTGAAAAGCCTCTGAATGTACCATCTTTCACCTTTGCCCACGTTTCGTCATTGTTAACCTTTGCACCTAAAAACCAAGTTCCATCTGGCAAGTCCTCAAATTGCTTCATTTTAGGAATGCCTTTGCTTTCATCTGCAATCCAACTTTGAAAGAAGGTAACACCTTCGATCGGCTTCATGTGCATCTCATTTGCACTTTGCTGAAAACCTTTTGCATAGAACTTGAGTGCAATTGTTTCAATCGTTTTGCGATCAAAGAAAACATAGTATTCGCCTGTTTCGTCTTTTCTGTAAATAGGTAAATCAGGTATCATAGCCGGCCCGACAACAATGCGTTCTTCATTATTAACTACCGAAAAGCTGAATTTCTTTTCTCTATCTATTTGCTCAAGTTTACGCTGTGCCCATTCAATACCAGCGTCACCACCCCATGCCAGCCACATGAGCCGACCGCAGCCGTCGCCTAATTCCTTTTGGCTGTTTTGCCGGTGCCGTTCAAAAGCTGCCATTCTTGCAATTGTATCACGGCTGATTGGTTCGCCTTTAGCAAGTTGGTTAGCACGTGCCTTACCCACAGGAGTGCCACACGACCCCCATCCGTTTTCCTCCGCCCACCTTAAAGCGATCTTCGCGTTTTCTGAAGCAGCTTTAGGATAGTCGGAATAACTTTCCTGCATATCCTGTTCCTGCATATTCCTATTTTTCCACATTGAATAGCAGATAGCCGCAGCCTGTTCCTGATCTTTACCCTCACTTACAACATATTCAATGCAGCGAGGAATGAACTCCTCTTCAGTCTCTTTTTCTCCGGGCTCAACAAATATCTGTTTACTAAATGCAAAGAAGTTCTCGCCGATTGCAGGAATGTCAACAAGTGCCACAGCATTGACTTCCTGAATAGCAGTTTCGTCTTCTTTTATCGTTAATTTAAAAAGTGGTAACTGTTCCATAATTATCCGATCCTTGCATTACGCTCAAGGTAAGCGTTACGTTGTTCATTATTTTGTATATCTGAATTCATTACATACGCACGCATGGCGTTATTACCAAGTGCGTTAATAGCTTGCGCATTTAATGCCTGTCCTTGAACAGTTGGTGATATTCTCGGCGGCATAGGTGCTGAACCTCCTGCTGCAATTGTCGGAGTTGGTACAGACCCGCCTGCATCTCCAGGCACTTTTACTTTTGCAATCTCTTTAATATTTTTAAACCCTGCAGCTATAGCAATACCGGCATTAATAGGCGCTAACACAGGCCCGACAAAAGGAATGCCTACTGTTGCCTGATAAGCCTTTACAGCACTTGTAAACGTGTCAATAGTCGCCTGCGCTATTGCTGCAACCTTACCAGCCTTTGTTTGTTCTCCAAATAAGGCTTTAAGATTTCCAAAAGAAGCAGACATAGCATCTGCAGCCTCAAGTACAGCCGATATTTTAGCCTGAGCAAGATCTTTTTCAGATTGTGCGATTTGTTGATTTATCGCATCCTCCTGAATGGCATATTTTTTCTTTATCTCTACAGTGCTCAATCCTCTTTTTTCAGCATCTTCTATTTCCGCATCTCTTCTGATTTTTAATTGATTCAACAATTCTGCAGTCTCTTGCTTGAGCATTGCAAAGGCATTCTGCATTTTGGTAAAGCTGTCGATCCTTGCCTGCTCATTAGCCTTTTTACGTAGCTCTATTTCAGCAAGTATGTTTTCGCTTCTCGCTGTTGTTTCTGCTAAATTCCTTTCACGAGTTATCTTTAATCTTTCAGCTTCAGCTATTTTATCAGCAGCATCGAGTTCCTGCTTCTTTTGATTATATGCTATCTCTGCATCAATCCTCGCCTGAGTGCCTATTTTGGTGTTGTTGATAATATCCTGCAATCTCTGCAACTCAAGTGCACGTTCTTCGTCTCTGATTTTTTGTAAGGTTTCATTCTTCAGCAGTTCATCCTGCAACAATTCAGCACTTGCCTTTTTGCTGTTTAACAAAACCTGATTAGCACCTTCGATTTGTGATTTGTTCCTCTGCTTTAATTCGAGATCGAGGGCAACAGCATTTTGCTTCTGCTCTGAAAAAAGACCTGTTATCTGAGCCTCAATATCTTTCTTTTCATTTATTGCATCTATTAAGGCTGTTTGTAATTCAATGTTTGCCTTGTTCTGACTCAATTCAACCTGTGCAGCTGCTATCTTTTGATCAGCAAGAGCAAGACTGACCTTTCTTTGCTTTTCTAATACTTCAGACAATTTGTTGTTCGCCTCAATTCTTTCCTCCAAACTTTTGTTCTGATCATCACGATTCTGCCTTAAAAGTTCTGCCTCCCTTTCTGTCTCAGCACGAACACCGGCCAATTTAGAAGCTGCAATCTTTGCATTATTCTGTAATTGAACAAGCGCTTTAGATTGATTGTAAACATTTTTAATGTATTGACCATCGATCTTTTGCGCTTCATCTACCACGCCTACAACTACCTGACCAACCTCTACAACAGCTTTGCCAAGGTTGGTAACAATCTTCTTACCGCTTTCCAGAGATTGATCTGCTGCTTCTTTAATAGCCTTTTTGCTGCCCTCTATACTTTCAGTAAGTTTTTTAATAGTCTCAGGATCTTTATCACCGAAGAATGATTGTTCCCATGCAAGCTGTGCCTCTTGTATTATCAACGCAATACTTGAGAATGCCAACTTCAAAGCACCGCCAATCAGTCCGGCAAGACCTTTTAAAACGTTTGTAAGACCTTCAAAACCTTTTGTCTTTTCACTTACTTTTTTGACTACTTCAACAATAATTTCAATCAGTTTGTTAAATACTGTCGAGATCGTCGTCATTACAGCGGATAAAGTGTCTGCCGTTTTTTGATTTCTACCGAATGCCTCCCTCAACGCCCCGAATGCTGCAGTAACCCCTGCAACAATGCCGAGGCCTTTAATAAACCCTCCTAATTTTACAAATGAACCGCCTGTCTTTTTACCGCTATCAGCAGCCTTGTCTAAAGACTTGCCAAAATCATCAGTTTGCTTTTGTAACTTCTTTTGACTGTCGTTAATCTTTTGAACCGTATCGGCATATTCCTGAGATTCTTTGTCAAGACTATTAAGGCTTTCTTCCAGCTGCTTTATTTCATTTTCAAGCTCCTGAATGCTTTTCGTACTATTTTTTACATCTATTTCAACCGATGCCCCAATTACTGTCTTAGCCATTGCCTAAATATTTTATAAGTTCAACTTTTACAAGTTCATTGTTAGTATAGTCGTAATCTTCAACCTTGTTCAACCTGAATAGAATACCATCGATAAAAATAGGTTTTGCAAAATCGAGATTAATAATATCCAAAGGTGTTAGATATACATAGCATTTAAGAATCTTACTATCCTTATCAGCAATTTCTGCGATATAACTACTCCAAAATCTATTGAATAGATTTTCACTTGGGTAAGTGTTTGCCGTAAAATAGACTTCATTCGGTGCACCATAATTCAAATCATAAGTCGGCGTATTCGGGTCATCTAAATGCCCGGCATAGCCATAAAAGGTTTTTGAATGATTGCCAGTTGTATCCTTTATGTTCCATGATTCAGCACTTTTCTTTTTGCTAAACATGATTCTAATGTTAGAATCCATCCTGTCTTCAGCGGCAAGTTCATTTGACTTTTTGTAAATAGGCACTACATATTTATCAGAACCTGAATATTGAATTAAAGGCGACGAAGCAAACATTATCTCTGTAGTTTGTTTATCTTTTGAAAACTGAAATCCTGTATCGAATTGACGATCGCCATAGTTCTGATTGTATTTTTTGCGGTAAGATTCATTGTAATAATCTGAATCGTCTTTATATTTATATTCGTAAATCCGTGCATTTAAATTGCCCATTGGGGTTATATGCCAACTTTTATCTCTTGCTATTTTGTAAGTCCAATCTATTTGAGAAGAACTCATGTAATCCCTGTACGGCTCTATGTAAAGTTTGTTGTCATAAATCAAATCCTCCCAAATGTACAGATTGAACATCTTTACAATAGATGTTATGAAATCCTTTTGAAAGATGCCCCTTGGTATTGTTTGATTAACAGGAACTTGGTCTCCTGTATTTATAGGTACATCAGTAGCCGTATCCGTATCAATGGTAAGCGTTGATATGATCCTGCTAAGTGTAAGGGTTTTAGTCAGATTTGCATTTATAACCTGAATTCCTACTTTAACAACGTCATTTTGATTTATTGTTTCACTTACGGTTTGATCGATATTTAATATCCCGCTTTGATTCTGATATTCAATTTTTAATAATTCATCGCTGTTTTTGTATAGTATTATAAAAAAGCCAACATTATCGTAATTGCTAATTGAATAATTGCAACTTAGCTTTAATCTTATTTTAGTAGATATTGAATTTGCACTGCTGTAAGTGAATTCATCTTTTAAAGGTGATACTGTGAAATTACCGCTTGTTACCGTTACATAACTCAGCAACTTGAAATCAACTGTTGATGTGCTACCGCTTCTTCTTACCGCAGTTAATTGCCTTGTGTCGACACGAGACAAAATAGATTTATTATGCGGTACAATTAATGATTTAAAATATTCAGAATTAAAAAAATCAGATTCATAAGTATAGCCTGCATCCTCAAACATTTTGTCTATGTATTCCTTAACGTATAATGCAGGTCTGAATGTGCCAATGTCGTAATGATCGTTGTTGCTTTCACGATATGCTCCGTAGTCAATCAAAGGATAAAAATAACCACTGCCACCCGGGTTGTCCCAGCTATTTGAGATATTGGTATGAGTTAAGGCATGATTGTAAGTACTGAAGTCTAAATCTTCGAGTTTCTTGTTAGATATAGCAGTAATGAAACCAGACAATTCACCGAACAAAGCACCTTCGTATTCAATCATATTACCTTCCTTAATTATGCCAGTAAGCCTGAAGACACCTTTCAATAAAAGAAGACCATTTAATCTTAATTCAGCTCTGCTTGTTTGTGCTACGTTAAAGGCAGACCCGACATTCAATTCCCCCGGCGTATATGGGTTGTTACTGCCCATTTCGTGGATGTGGCCGAATATAGAATTATTACGTGCTGTTCCCGGTAAAACTATCTGTTTGCTGAAAGATGTCTCCCGACTTGCAAAGTTGGAGATATCATCTATTGCATAGGTAAGCTGAACGCTTATGCGCTCGTCAATATCTGCAATCTGATTCTCTATAAATAGTTCGTACATTATCGGTATTGGGTGTTAATCCTTTCGCTGAATTCAATATTTACAATAAGTGTTTCTGCCTTGTTTACACGCTCGTCTTTAAATTCATAATTCGTATCAGTTATCATTACAGGGATAAAATCTTCAGTAGTAATATCCAAGTAATAAACCTGCGGACTATTTACAAGTTCAGCAAGCCAATCGTAATCATCAGTACTGAGTATGTCTGAAGTAAGCTGCATTTTTATAGAGTAATCAGAAGTATAATATTTTGAAGATTCAAGGAATGGCCTTTGTTCTCGATTGTACATGGCAATTGGGCCGGGATCTAAATACCAATTTTGTGTTTGAAATTTTTTCTTTTGGTTATCAAATGTTTTCTTACCATGTACAAATGTGAAACTATCCCAAGCACCATAGGCATTCAAAAACAAAAGTGTGTGCGTATCATATTTTGCACATTTACGTTTAACATTATAACTTTTCAACATACCTGCAACACTTCCAGATATTTCAAGTACAGCTCTTTCAGATGTAGGTGTGTAACCATAAATAACTCCGCTATTATTCCCTGAATCAGAATATGAGTTTGTTATAGTGCCGTTAACTCTTTCCTGTCTTACAAATGTCTGTCCACTTGGATAGTAAGCTGATATTACAATTGGTGCATTAGGTTCAGAATAAAATACAATATCAGTTGGCCTGTTAGACAAAACCATTGCCCCGGTGATTTGACTTGTTTTGTTGTCATATGGAGGACGATTGTAATTATTCCATGCTCTGTATGTACCGCTTGCAAGGTTTGCACTAAGAACTCCACCGCTTATTTCTCCGTACCTAACACTGTAATCAGTGAAAAGAATGTCTGTTGAAAAAAAAGCAGCTGTATCAAAACTAAACGGGTCAAAGTTTATTATTTTATTATTCGGTAGTTGTGACCTTACAATATTGTGGACATCTATAATACCGTATTTATCATCACCATAAGGACTGTTGCGAATTCTTGCAAGTAAAGTATTTGATTTATAAATGTCGAAAATGTATTTGAATCCATCTGTATTCTTATGGGATGAATCCACTACGTGCCACAATTCGCTGTGCGCCGATGCATTTGTTATAGTATCGTGAGTGGTTGATATTACTGATAGTGACATTATTTTGGTATTTTAGTTCCTTTTCTGCTTTTAATCTCTTTTGCCATTTGCTCTAAGTTAACTGTTATTGACTGACCTAATGCCTCAGACATCTTTTGCCCAAAGTCTTTAAATGTTTCATCAAATGCATTCTTCCAAAAATTAGTGGCTTTTAATCCACCCATCTTTATTTGTCTTGCCACAAACCAAGCCGCTGATTTTAGAGGCATATTACCGCCTTTATTTTCTCTACCAACACCACCCCACTTGCTAATGTCAGTAACCCTAGATGTTAAGTCATTATCTGTAATCCATTTCTTAATTGCATCAACGTGCTTTTTAGATGGATTCATAAACTTAAATGCGTATGGTGATGAATTATTTTTATTAGTGTATTTTAAACCTTTACCGCTTTTATCACCCGTACCTTTTACACCCTGATCTACAAATTTGTAGTAATCCAATGCCGTGAAATTTATAACATAACCTGTGCTTGTGGTTTCGAGATCAAAATCTAAACTTTCAACAAGCTTGCCAGTTGTCACGGATTCGGTCTTTTTGAGATTTTCAGCAGCGGCAGTAAGGAACTCAGAAATATATTGAGCGACTAATGCCTGCACAATACCAAGGCCACCATAAGCCTTAGAGAAATCAGCCTTAGCCTGACCCTTGCCGGTCTTTACATAATAGACCTTTCCTTTGTCAGTTCCACCCTTGAAACCACCCTGAGAAAAGAATGCTGCCTGTGCTTGTGGTATTGTTGGCATATTGATAAATACTTAAAATGAAAAAGCCCTACCTAAAAAGGCGGGGCGATTCATTAAACCTAAACTTGTCGTTGCTTGCTGATGCAAAGTTAATGCTTTTTGTGCAATCTATCCATCTGTGCCTTTTCTAATTTATCTTTCATCTTTAGATAAGCAAGGTCGTTCAAATATTGGACTACAGGCAATTCGAATGCCTGATCTAATGTTATGCGCTCATGCTCTGCTATCTGTGCCGTGCTGTAAATCCATCCGTAGTACTTCATAAATGTTTGCTCAATTCCTAAATCGCTTTCGCCTTCATTTTCGACTGATTGGGCAAATAATATCGGGTAATTGCTGTCTATTTTGTTTATGATGTTAAGGCACTGAAGACCAATACCGTACGCTATTTTGAATGGCAGAGATAGCATATCTGCAGCATATTTGTCATGTTGCAAAGCATCATATTTTAAATTCTTATATTTGAATCCCCACCTTTTGACAGGTATTGACAATGAGGCAATAATCTTATCGAGGTTTGTCATGTAGTCGTTTGCGTAAAAGCTTTTAACCTCAATGTACCGGCCCGCTGTTATGTTTTTTATTTCATCGTTGATCCTGTAAAACTTCCCACCGGCTTTGTAAACTTCAGGCACTTTTTTATCAAACTTAGTATCGAATAAAAAAGAATATTCCCTTACTTGCTTCTCAGACCATTGATGCACGTTTTGATACTTGCCTGTTAAGATGTAGACTATCTCTTTGAATTTGTCGTATTCAGCCCAATCATTCATGATGATCGGATGTATTTTCAAGTATGTGCCAAGATTGATGTCATCCCATGTCATAAGAAACTGTATTTTACCGATCCTCCCGAATCCTGCACATACATCGACCATGCCAAAGCTAAGGCGTTTACGCAGTCATCATGCAGACCGGGAGGCGCTGTGTACTTTACACCCGTTCCTGTCATTTGATACTCAAAGCTTTCAAGTTCGGCCCGAATAGTACCTTCAGGATAGATAACCTTTCTTTGGTGTATCGCAGCGGCAAGACCCTCCATTAACTGCTGCTTTGATGTGCTTGTGTATTTAAAGGAATGCACATCCGATCTATCTCGTTGTATGTCCTCCGTTATAGGATCACCAACACCTGTAGAATCTATCTTTATGGCAGCACGAGGAAGGCGCCGGATAATCTCTTTCGTCTCATTCCATGGCCGTTGGAATCGATCGAAATGGCATACAGTACCGAATCTATCAAGACCTATGATCACAGTCCAGTCGAAGGACTTTGCGAGATCAATGCCGAAGCAGACTGCAGGTTCGTTTGACATTTGCCCCGTGCAGATACGAATGTAATCTAAGCCGAAAGGGTTGGCTACGTTATCATTGAACTCAGCAAGGTACTCCTGCTTAAATGCAAGTTCGGGCAGGTCTCGTCTTGCCGCCTCGATCTCTGAAGGGTCAATATGTGGATTGCTAATGGTCGGCATCTGCCAGCTCATCCAGTCCTGCTCACCTGTCTGCCCTCGCATCCATAACTTATAAAAGTCATTCTTACCCTTAGGAGTTGACATAAACCACGCCGATCCTTTCAGATCGGTTAAGGTAGGTCGTATTGCCTCCGTCCAACTTTGCCATAGGTTACGATTGAAAGCAGCCTCATCCACAATAGCTAACTTATATTTGCGTGAACGGCCGGCAAGCGGATTCTCTAAGCTCCAAAACTCAATGATGCCACCTGTGATCAATTCAATAAACTGATTATCGTGCTTCTTTCTGATTACAGGACTAAGGGCAGCAAGTAGCTCTTTATACGTTCCCTCAAGTAGTTTGTAAGTAGGTGCAAAGTAAGCGACAGGATGCTTTTTAATAACGTAATGAGAAAGCAGATAGCCGGCAAGTACCGACTTCCCCCACCTTCTCCCACAGTCTAAAACATTAAATCGTTTCCGCTCAGATAATACCGAGGTCTGAACCTGCGTTAGTATCGGAAGCGTTATGTCGATGTCCATAATTTACGTTAATGTTTATTTCGCCGGTATGATCTTGCTGCTCCTTCGGCTTACCCATTGCCCTTGTAATTATTGTTTCAATGTTATAAAGACTTCCTTTCTCAATGCTCTTCCTGATCGCACCTGCAACAGCTTTCTCTAATACAGTTGCCTTCGGATTCTCGAATACTTCCTTCAGTTCGTTTATGTCCATTGATAGCAAAGCCATCAAAGTATCGTTGATCTCTGAAAGCTTATACCCCTGCTCTTTGAGTAAGGATACAAACTTGCGAGGTCGCCCGTTCGGGTTTCCGCTTTCGCCGGGCTTAAACGGCTTATTATTAGGTATTGGATTGTTATTACTCACGGCTGTTTTATGGCTGTTTTTAATTGAGCGGCAAGGTCGCTCCGAACGCCATCTCCCGACTGGAAGCCGGGCACACTACCTTGTGCTATTGCCGCATGTGTTATTTTTTTTGGATATGGTTTACTTAATGATTTGCATAAAAATATTAAACTTTTGTCAAGTGGAAAAATGTATTTTCTTTTTCCTTTTGTTATATATGGTTCAGCATTTTTATCTAAATGCTTTCTAACTTCATCTAAACTTTGTATTACACCCTTTCCATGAACTGATTTATTATGTGTTTTTTTACCATTAATTATGAATCCCGTTCGCATTCCTATATTTGTTTCACCAGTATAATACCAGTTAGTAGCTTGATATATTGTTCCATAATGATTTTCATCAATATCAGCGTATGAAACTACTATTTTACATAATGGCAAAAATTTTGGCAATAGCTTTAATGAAATAGACATAGCTTTAGATGTGCTTTCTTGTTTTCCATTTAATGCCATTCTAACTAATTCACATACTTGTCCTGAAACCAAACCATAAGGCTTTGGCATATTATTATTTGCTCCACTACCATATAAAATAACACCGCACCATTCTTTTTTTTCATTAAACACAGAAAATCCAATTGTATTTACAGGAATAGCCTTTGCATAATGAAAATTCATGCAAGCATATTTGATAGCTTTATATGATGCTTTTTCTAATCTCATAACTCACCTGCACTTACTGAAAAATAAGCTCCTTTATATTTTCTGTCTAAAAGTTCCTGAATATCAATTTCAGCTTTTTGTAATTGTTCTGGGTTTTCAAATGTTATTTTCATAGTAGGTGGTTTGTTTTTTTCTTCGCCTATCAATTCATCTTCACTTGGCATTATTGCAAAGTCAGGCACATCTAATCCCCACTCATTAAGCTGTTCCGTATCCCAATCGGTATTTAATTCGTTCCAATCCCACTCACCGAAGCCTACGTTATCTTTGATAAGAAACTCAGCTTTTTGTTCCTCAGTCCATTCATCGGCAAGGATTATGGGTAATTCTTTCAATCCTAAATCCTTTGCTGCTTTGAGTCGCATATTACCACCCAATACAACAAACTTGCCATCGGTATCGGTGAAGCAAACCAGCGGGCGTTTGTTAAGCATATCCGGGAAGTCCTGAATACTTTTCTTTAATTTCTCAAACCGCTCGTCTTTTATCGTGCGAGGGTTTTTCGGATTCGGTTTGATTTGGTTGATCTTAGCTATCTGTGCCATTCTTTTTTGAATTTTTCATGTTGTCTAATAAAGCAAAGTTTATATTTGGAATACGTGCATAATGATCATTGTAGTCTATCGGCCTTCCATCTGTAATTAAATCCTTATTAATAAACACTTTTACATTTTTAAGGTTGTATTTTTCTATAAGCTCATCATTACGGCCTCCGTAACTTGCGGTTAATATTAAATTATTTGGTATCTCATTTATTCTATTAATCCAATACTTTAAAGACTTTGTATATGCCCACATTTCAATTTGTTGGTTTTCATTTGCTAATTCAAGCCACATATCAAAATAAGCCTGATTAAAAAAATCTCCAGCTGCGTGTATTCTTAATGAATTACAATCCTTTGGAAATATAGGTTTATTATTGTTTTTTACATATTCAAAATTTTTCCATCTGTGTTCTCTTACAGCAGGGAACCTTTCAGGGCTTGCCGCATAACATCTATATTGACCTTTTTTTACGTCAAACTTTCCTGTGAGCCTATTAACGGTTACTTTACATTCTAATGCAAACGGGCATGTAGTTCCTGTTGGCAGGTTCCATTCATATACATCTCCTTCATAATATTTTTTATTTTTAATAAATTTCATATATAAACAGATTAATGTATTCTATCAATTTATACCTCCCCATACATTTGATTCATTTTAATTGTAAATACTATTTTTTCTCAAATAACTTTGACCACGTTGTCGGTACGTTGGTATCTCTTACAAGCCTGTAACCTTTATTTTCGAATAGTTCAAGCCATTCTGCTTGTTCCTTTACGTTAATATGCCCCCAAGCTAAATCCCATGCAGTACGCTCTGAAGTCGATGAAAACAAAATGTATTTAGGTTTTATCTTCTTAAAAAGCTGATCCAATTCTTTGTCAGTCATGTGCTCTGCCACCTCTATAAACAGCATCAGATCCGTTGTAATTGGCTGATCGATTAGTTTAATTTGTGGCAGCTTTTCTTTTATGTAATCCTTATGTGCATCGAACTTCTCCCAAGCTACAACGTTAAAGCCTTCGTTCATGAAAGCATATGAATAAACCCCGGTGCCACATCCATAGTCCATAACCGTTTCAATGCCCAATCCTTTGACAGCGTTTGCAGTTGCATGGCAAAGGTGAACGAATGCACCGTTATTGTGATGTATGCCAGCATCTAACTCAGATTTAAGGAACAGCTCCTCGCTTACCATTGTTTCCTGTATCGGTATGTTTACGCTTTCTAAGCTCATAAGCTAAAGTGATATATTAAATCCTCAACTGCTTTAAAGTAACATCCTTTGCAATATCTATTCGGAAGCCAATTCGGATCGAGTTCCTCTCTATAAATACGTTCAAATTCAATCTTGGCATCCATTGACAGTTCACGCAGATACTGACAATGTTTAACCGTATGCCAGTAGTATTCTATTTTTACAAAGGCAGCACGATTCTTTTCATACCTTGTTGGTTCATTTACAGGTTTCTGCTTTCTGCCCATGCTGCTAAGGCTGCTGCTGTTGATGTTACGAATAGGATTTGCTGAACGAATAGAGGACAAAGGTAAATGATTAAAGACATCCACATACTTAAACAGATCGAGCAATTAAATGGTTTTCTTTGCAACCACCTGTATCGCTCCGGCATCCTGAAGACCCCGAACCATATCCAAGCACAAAGGATAGCTGTAATCGGTATCAGTAAAATCATATTACTTTTTTAACTTTCAGTTCCTTCATCTCTTTGATATATCCGTTCATCTTTTGCTTTGAAGGGATTATCCTGCCCTCAAGTCTTGCCCTCATGTATTCTAATGCTTCATCGAGGATTTCGTTAATATTGCCGGCCGTTACTTCTTCAGGAACATCTATTACGATTTCCTGAGTGACTACAATGTAATTACCCATAAGCTTTCCCCCTATCGATGTTCTCAACTTCTCTTTTGTTTTATCATAAATACGCTTAACTTGCTTCATGCTTATTTTTGTGTCACGGCTGATCTTTTCCATCGATCCCAAATCCTGATGAAGCTGCAGAATTGACTTTTCAACCCAATGCAAATCCTTATCTATTGCCTTTTCAAGTTTGTTCAGCTTTTGTTCTTTCTCGTGCTTGTCTTCCGTTGGTTCTGGTATGGTCAACATAGCCTCGCTGAATTCATAAGTCTGCATCCTGTACCTGCGGGCAAACCTACCGCCGGGCTGAAAGATCATCCTCTGAACGATGCCTGTAGCATAAAAAAGCAATTGACCTTTATTGTGTAGGTCAATTATTAGGCTTTCATCTTTTTCACACAAGGCTGCAAATAGTTCGGATTTCAGGTCTTCCTGACCTCCACCGGCGTTGAACTTGCCGAGCATCTCGTTAGTTCTCGGATCGAGAAATAAATTCGTCAAGATCGACCGGCTCGAAGTAGATGCATCCGAAGGTCTCATCGGTTTCAATTGTGGCGTGAGGAATAACGTTGATGGCATTGTCGTTTGGTATGAGGTTAACTAAATCCATTGCGGCGGGGTTTTCACAGATGCCTAAAGCTGAAGTCAGATGAACAAGTCCAAAAGCCCAACTTTTATCCTTTCGGCTCTTTTTGTGCCAAAATCGGCAATCCCTGCAAAACATAGGTAAATTTATGTATAAAAAAAAATTTTTAAAAAAAACCTCAAAATATTTGCTTTTTGTTGAAAACCTGTTTATATTTGTTATCTAATCAAAACCTAAACACATGACAAATCAAAATGAACTGATTCAGTTCTTCCCCCGCAATTATCAAAAGTATTGGCCCGGTCTTGACCCCAAAGCAGGCGGTTATCCTTACGTGAACCTTCGGGTTACCTATTTGGATAACGGCTGCATGATCTTAAACGAAGTCGGTTTCGAACGCCGTGAATGGCTGCTGTTCGATTATGCGCAGTATAATCTCTTAGTTGAGGAAGTCAGCAACTACATTGCCGAATGTAATACTGTTGAGTTATGATTATGATTATCATCTCAGCCTGCATTATGATCGGCATGGCCTGCCATAGTTATGCAGAAGCAGTCGAATTTATCAACAACCTAAACAATAAAAAATGAATTCTCTATTCTTTAAATTCAGATTCGAGACCGACCCCAAACACATGGAGTTCATAAAAGCCCAATGTGGCAACCATTATCGTTTGAAGATAACTGATAATGATATAGCATCTAACAAATACGTTCAATCTGTTACGATCGAAATGGAAGCAGATTTTATGGAGAATTTTGTTAATAGCGTATTTTGTGCGGGCCGAAACTACGGATGGAAAATACTTAGCGAATCAGAAAAAAATAAACTACTCAATGCAACAGACAGTAATTATTAGTAAAGAAAAAGTGCCGTATCTGCTTAGTTACGTGCCCACGATTGACATTACAGATATTCGTGATTATAACGAAGATCAAAAGGAGATCGTTTTTAATTACGATTCACATGAAATCAGCATCGTTCTTATTCAGTTCTTCTTTGCCGGTATGATGTACAAATCAGATAATAAATAAAACCTAAAACAATGCAACAACTACTAAAAATTCAGGGCGAACTAAAAGCCCCAAAGAATCAATTTAACTCATTCGGAAAGTATAAGTATCGATCCTGTGAAGATATACTTGAGGCCGTAAAAGTGCTACTTACGAAGTATGGATGCACTCTTACACTTACCGATGAAATCAAAACGGCCGGCCCGATAACTTATGTCGAATCAACGGCCACAATATGCCACGAAGGTGATTGCGTTTCCGTAAAGGCTCAGGCTGGTATTGACCCAAGTCGCAAAGGAATGGATCTTAGCCAATGCTTTGGGAGCAGTAGCAGTTACGCACGCAAGTATGCACTTTCAGGATTGTTTTTATTGGATGATAGTAAAGATGCAGATGCTACCAATACCGGCGGAAAGGATACCGATAACAAGAAAAGCGAACTGATTGCATCCGTGTCAAAGCTTCCTGAAAACAAAAGAGCGGCAGCCTTGGAAACGATCAACAATGCTACCGATATGAAGACTCTTGTAATTATCGAAGATCGTATTAACAAACTTGTGCAATGATAAGCATACTTGAAATAAACAGCGAACTTCAAAAGGTAGAGGCTTCAACTCTTGAAAGCATCGGAGCGTGTACTGAATATGGTGCAAAGCTTGCCGGATGGATAGCCTACACAGGTCTAATGAAAGCGCAGGCAAAAAGGGATTTGCTGCAAAAGAAAAAGGAAACTATCGAAAGACTTATGATTGAGAACCATAGATTAACGCCTGCCAACCTCAAAGAATATGTTACCGCTTCCGTATCTATGGAGGAATATATCTTTGAACTGGCAGACCGTACCAACGCAGCCGCTACGCATCAACTTGACTTAGTAAGGTCGATTTTATCAGCACTCAAAACCGAAATGGCATCTGTTAACTTTTACAATAAATAAATAACTATGGAATTTAAAAAATATCTCAAATTAGTAATTTTTTATGCTGCTTTCTTTTTAGATTATTTTATAATAACCAAGCCTGAAAATAAATTAGAAATCTGTGCATTTTGGGCTACAGTTGTTTTATTTAAAATATGGTATGAAATAATAAATATAAATAATAAAAATTTTTAATCAATAAATAAAACAAATGGCTAAATTAACCAAACAGAAATTAAGTTTAATGTTAAATGACATTTACTTAAAATCAAAAAGAAATGAAACATTTAATCCTTCTGATATTATGACATATTATCACTTAGGACAAAATTTTGCAACTATATTAAGAGCATATGGATATTGTAAAAAAATTGATACTGGAAAATATACATACATTGGTAAATCGATAAACGAAGAATTGATTAATGAAATTTACAATCATTATATGAAATATAAGAAAAAAGAAAAAGAAAAAGTAAATGAAAAGCAAAAAGGAAATTATTTATTTGAAGAAAAAGATAATAAACAACAAGTTAGATTTTTAAATGATACTGGTTTGATAGATATGATATTTAAAAGAAATGATGAATTAAATAAAAAAGTTAATGAATTAGAAAAATCAGTAGATAAATTATATGAACATATTAAGGCAAGAGATTTAAATAAATTACATGAAAATAAATTTCCACAAAAAAAATCATTCTTTTCTAAATTATTTTAATAACCAATAAATCAAATCAAATGTCAAACTACGACAACACAAACAGCGGCGTGCTGTTTACTAACGATCAAAAAGGAAATGAAAAAGCCCCTAACTACAAAGGGAAAATAAATGTAGGAGGAAAGGATTACGATCTTGCCGCATGGGTAAGGGAAGGTAAAAACGGAAAGTTTCTATCTGTAAAAGTATCTGAGCCGTATAAAAAGGATTCTGAATTACCGCCGATGCCTAAAGCTAAATCTCAAGACCTACCTTTTTAATCATGGATAGATACAAAGCGATAAAAGAACTCGAGTCTATTATTGGGGAATTAGAACCTCATAAGCTGCTGAAGGTACATGAAATATTCAGGAAATTTAAACGCAAAGAGATACGTGAAAGGGTTGTTTATGCTGAATCAATTATTCAACCCTCAATTGATCTTCAAAGCGAAGCGAATCACATTGCACATCAGCACGGTATAACTTTGGACGAACTGTTAGGTAAAAAAAGGAACTTTCAGTTTACCTATGCGAAGACTCATTTCATCCGATATGTGATGATGAAGTACCGCAACTTAACTACTAAGCAGCTTGCTAATTTTATGAAGGTCGATCATTCTACGATTATTCACCATATGTATCATGTAAAGCATATGCAGCCGCTTCCCAGAATGATTAAAAAAAGGGTCTACTATGAATGAGAAACAGGTTCATAAGGCAATATGCAAGTACTTGGATATGCAGTATCCGGATGTTATTTACACCTCCGATCCTTCAGGAATGCGGGTAAGTATCGGCTTGGTAATGGAAATGAAAGCAAAAAGGTGTAAAAAATATCCGCTTCCTGATCTTATTGTTCTACAACCTTCAGGGCCTTATCACGGTCTTTGTATGGAAATCAAAAAGGATCTTTCAGAAATATTTACAAAGTCTGGGGATATGCGTAAAAACAAACACATAGAAGAGCAGCATAAGACTTTGAAGCAGCTGCAAAAGTTAGGTTATGCGGCAATATTCGCAGCAGGATTTGACCACGCTAAAAAAGCAATAGATCTTTATTTTTCACAAAAATGAAACACGGTAGTTTATTTTCAGGAATCGGAGGCTTTGACCTTGCAGCCGAATGGATGGGATGGGAAAACGTTTTCCATTGTGAATGGAATCCTTTTGGACAAAAAGTTCTTAAACATTATTGGCCACATTCAATCAGTTACAATGACATCACCAAAACAGACTTCTATATTCACAGAGGAGACATTGACATTATCACAGGAGGATTTCCCTGCCAACCATACTCATCCGCAGGAAAGCGACTCGGCAAAGAAGATGAGAGACATCTCTGGCCGGAAATGCTTAGATGCATTCGAGAAGTTTCCCCAATTTGGATTGTGGGCGAAAACGTTCGCGGCCTTACTAATTGGAATGGAGGGATGGTATTCGACGAAGTGCAAGCTGACCTGGAAGCTATCGGCTACGAAGTTACACCGTTTTTACTTCCAGCTTGTGCCGTCAACGCTCCGCACAGAAGAGACAGGATTTGGTTTATTGCCTACAGAAATGCTGCCAACGCCATGCCGATTCGATTACAACAGTGCGAGAACGGAACAGAAATGGGAGGAGGACAAAGCGAAGTATGCGAAGCAGGGAGTGAATCTGCAAATGGGATTGAAACAAATGGCAAGATTCCAAATGCTACCGACTCCGAATCTTTCGACATACAAAACAAGTGGCATGAGCAAAACAGCTTGGGAGAAAAGGATAAACGACAATCGGCAACAGGATTTAAATATGGAAATATACAAACAAACTGGACAACATTCCCAACATCTCAACCCACAATTTGTAATGGAGATGATGGGCTTTCCAACCGACTGGACGGAATTACCTTTCCTAAATGGAGAAACGAATCAATCAAAGCAGGAGGAAATGCAGTAGTTCCACAGGTAGTTTATCAGATATTTAAGGCAATAGAATCTTTTAATAATCAAAACCCAAAACCATGACACGACAACAGGCACTTATCAGCCATTTGCTGCAAGGCGGCAAGCTTTCAATTATGAGCAGTTACAAACTTTTCGGCATCTGCCACATCAGCCGTGAAGTTCGGCGGCTTATCGAAATTCCTTTCAATGTTGAACTTACCCGAACATGGAAAGAAGGTAAGACAAAGTACGGATCGCATTGCAATTGGCTGGAGTATACTTTGACCGCTAACAAGATGAACGCTAAAGGCATTAAGGAAATGCGGAAGGCTCTTGTTTCTAAAGGTAAAAAAAGTGTAAATAATGTTGCAAAAATGGAAGGAAAGATTTAATTTTGTTAACGATGAGTCGCACCATCATTTTTAAACATTTTTGCCCAAAGGGATACTGGAGAGTGCGACCTCCTTTATTCCGGCGGGCATTATCTTTTTATGGCAAAAGATCCTGCATTTTTATTTTACACAAGTGATTTTTTAACCGGAACCTTAACGATGTCAGATGAACAAGTTGGTAGGTATATTAGATTGTTATGCTTGCAACATCAAAAATATGAACTAACTGAAAAAGATATGTTATTCATATGTAAATCTTATGATGAAGATATTTATTCAAAATTTAAAAAGGAAGATGGTAAATTTTACAATGAAAGATTAAGGGAAGAATCTATAAAACGTTCAAAGTATTCAGAATCAAGGAGAAACAATAAATTAAAGAAAAAGATATCTTCAACATATGTTCAACATATGGAAAATGAAAATGAAAATATAAATGATAATATAAATAATAATAATGGTAAAAAATCAAAATTTAAACCGCCTACTTTGGAACAAGTTTCTAAATTCTTTGAAGATAATGGATACATAAACGCAGACACGGCATGGAACTATTACAACGATGCAGATTGGACAGATAGCACAGGAAAGCCTGTACTGAATTGGAAACAGAAGATGCGGATAGTATGGTTTAGAGATGAAAACAAAAAGAAGATAACCCTCAGCCTGCATGATCTCGACCGCAGAGCAAGAGAACTTAACGATCAAATTTTATATCCCCACGAAAAATGACAGGACTACAACCTCAAGCTAAAGACGCCGAAGCCGCTATTCTGGGTGCAATACTCATAGAAATGGGCGCATTCGACAAAGTCGCTGATCTACTTACACCGGATACATTTTACGTAACGGCACATCAAAGAATCTATTCAGCCATATGTGATCTTCAGGCTCAGCATCAGCCGATCGACCTGATAACTGTTACCGATAAACTTACAAGCAATGGAGATATGCAGATTGTAGGCGGTGCTTATGAACTCGTAAAACTTACAAATAATGTAGTTTCATCGGCTAATATTGTCAATCATGCCCGGATAGTTTATGAAAAGTACGTACTTAGAAAGATAATTCAATTATCATCAACGCTAACAGCTAAGGCTTTAGAAACGGATGCGGATGCCTTTGAGATCTGCGACCTTGCAGAAAAGCATATTCTCCAACTTGCTGATAACAAAACCTCTGATGCCTTACATATTTCGAAGGTTGTAGTTGACACATTGAAAAAGATTGACAAGTGGAAGCAGTCAGGATCGGCGATAACAGGTGTTAAGTCAGGATTCAATGAACTTGACTTTAATACACGAGGATGGCAACCCGGTGATCTCGTAATTATAGCAGCCCGACCATCTGTAGGTAAGACAGCCTTTGCTCTGAATTTGGTGCGCAATGCTGCGATGAACGGCACCGGTGTCGCTGTCTGGTCTTTAGAGATGAAAGCCCCGTACTTAGCACTCAGGATGCTTGCCGCTGAATCAAATATAGTTTTGAAAAAATTACAGATAGGCAGAATCGATGAAGTAGATCAGGTAAAACTTACACAGGCTGCTGAACAACTAAGCAAACACAACATCTTTTTTGATGATGCTAATGCTGTAAACCTTAGATCTTTAAAAGCCAAAGCACGAAGGCTGAAGAAGAAAAACAATATTGGTATGATTGTTATTGACTACCTGCAGCTTATGCAGGGAGAATCAAAAAACAACAGAGAACAGGAAATATCTACAATCAGCAGAGAACTTAAAAACCTCGCCCAAGAACTTGAGATACCGATTATTGCCCTGTCGCAATTAAGTCGGGAAGGCGTAAAGAACAGCAATTGGGATACACCTCCGCCAATATCAGCACTCAGAGAATCAGGTGCAATCGAACAGGATGCAGATTTGATTTTGATGTTATGGGGCGCAAATGATGCTGAAAGGATGCAGGATATAAACTATGAAAACAAAAGGAGGATAAGAATAATGAAGCAGCGGAATGGTATGCTGATGACTTGCGATCTTGATTTTAAAAATGAGATTCAATTGTTTAATACGATTGTCAATGGATCACCATTTTAAAAAAATATAGATCGGCTTCAGCTTCTCTTCTTGCAACAAGACCTTTTAATTGTTTACCGCCTGCCTTTGTCCAGCGCAAAAACTCATTACGAATAGTAAGATCATCGGGGTTGGCATTAACCTTTTTCAAAAGTGTACTACTTTTTAAACTACCAACTCCGACATTAAAAGCGAAAGAAGTAAGTGCTCCAATTTGGTTTTCGTTCAAAGGTTTTTTTATAAGTCCACGCACACTGATCTCAAACTTTTGTACAATATCAAAAAGTAAACGATCTGCTCTGTCGATTGTGATTTTGTCGCCTTCCTGAACTTTAGATCCGTTCTCATAAAATGTACTTCCAAAACCTATAGTCCATACTCCGGCAGGACATAAATATGCCTGAAGTCTCAAACCTTCATATTTCCTTATTATCGGAATTCCTCTGTTCATATTCTTTAATGTATTTTTTCAATTTACCTTGTGCTGCAAATATGATTCTAAAAGTGTTTTTCTTTACCGTATTAACATCATCGAGTTCATCATCATAAGTTCTGTATTCGGCATCGGTTAATTCAGCAAGCGTACTGAGAACTGAAAGGCTGCTATCAATAATTTGAAGCAACTCGTTTTCTGTCCATTCCCGAAACTCAGGAACTTGTGAATCTTCGCTCATAGTATTTTACCTTTATAAATTCTGTAGTTCCTAACTTCAAAATCTTTTCCGTTATCCGATAGATCAACCATTGCCATACCTTGTGACCAGCGGTTAAGTGGCATATAAGCCGGATTCAGTTCGCACAAACATCCTAAACTCCAGGTAGTTGTTATTTCACCATTCATGTCTGCTTCAGTGTGTTCCGATACTTGGTGATTATGGCCCTGCATTGCAGATACCTTTCCTTTCATATAAAGCCCTCTTGCTATGTTCACAGGGCTAAAAACTGAAGGATATTCGTGGCCGTGAATAATGTTCAGCTTGTTTGCTTTTATAATTCGTTTTCCACCGATTACATCAATGCCCCTTTCTTTTGCCTTAACTAAATATTGCAGTTCAAATTCCTGCATTCCTAAAAGCTCCGGCGCCTTCAGCATTAAATAATGTTCCAGACGTTCATCATGATTCCCAAGCTTGTAGACAATCTTCGCTCCGAATTTACTAAGCACATCCAAAAGTTCATTCGTAGCTTTCAACTCATGCGCCACGCTTCGTTTGCGAGGGTCTTTCATAAACCTACTTAACCCATAAAAATCAATCAAATCACCATTTAAAAGAATTGTATCGGGTTTTTCTTTTTGTATCAAATCGAATGCAGCGGTAATGGCCGAAATAGAATGATAGGGGACATGGATGTCGGACAAGACCGCCAGCCTTTTAGATTGCAAAATGTGCGGCTTATAATCCGTTTCCTCACTTTCAGGAAGATTGTATGGATTTGTAGAGCGGTGTTCTTGCATAAAGAATTCAGTATTTTGAACTTTTTTCCTTTGTCTCTTTCCCTGCTTGCCTTCGATGTATCTTAATTTGCTTCTTGCATCTTCATAATCTTTGAAAGCTGCTTTGTTTTCTTCATACATGATTTTAGCAAGCGCACTTGTCGGCATCTGCATCCCGAACTTTTTCCGGTATTCTCTTGCAATTTCTGCCTTCATGTTGTGATATAATCTAAGTTGATGTTATGCGCTTCAGCCTCCTGCCACAAGTATTGCCAAATTTCATCTACCGATTTATCCTCGCATTGCCTTTTGCCATTCCTCAGGACCTCAAAAATGAAGCAGGCCATGTCTAAAGAGGCCACCGCCCGCCGGTAATCCATCCTATCTTCAGGGTCGCTCAGATCGTATTTTAATATCGCAAATGCCATAAATACCCGAAAATTGCAGCCGTTAAAACAGAAATCGCACGTAAAGCGTAGAAAGCGCCATAATTTGCCGCCAACCTGTCGATCTTACTATTCGTATGGGTTGAAAAATAATCGAACCTTAAGCCTCTAAATGCGTTTAAAAGCGGGTCGTAAATTGTGCCCCGAATGCCGATATAATATATCCCGTACCAAATGACATCGAAAAAACCGACTTCATCGTAATAATTGACCGACCCCATAAGGCACAAGGCGAAAAAGTAGATCGCAAAATTAATGGTCCAGAACTTGTTCACATTATCAGCCGTGCCCTTCAGCCGATGGATGCGATACCATTCTATGCCGGCACAAGCCGAAGCAGAAAAAACAGGTAGGAGATAAGTCAGCATATTTTTAATTTATAAACCAAACATCGGAATGATCCGGCCACAAAAGCAGCCAAAAGAAAAGACTACCGAAAAAGAACCACAGAAGGCCCATGTAAAATTGAGCCGTTTCATGAAATGGCACATTCTTCTCTGAAGGCACCCAAACCACGTAGCCAAGATCATTTTTGGTTTTTACAAAGCTTCCCGACTTTGATGCCCGCCAAGCAAAATAAAACCAAATTAGTACCGGCACATAGCAAAAAGCCAAAGCGATAAACATATCATAACTTTCAGAAATTGGCGCAAGTTTCAAAAACATATTTTTATTTTTTATTGATTCCAAGTAGGAAAATTATTATTCAGCATTTTAACAATGCTCGATTTTCTTTTGTATGTTTCAGAAGTGAACAGTACTTGCCCATTGCGAGCCTGTATTATGCAATACCATTGTTTATCTTCTGATTGTAGTATCTTAAATTTCATTTGATTAGTTTTATAATTGGTTTACGAAGTGTCCAAACAATTAACAGCAACACCCACCATAAATACTGATTTCGTTGCCTCTTGTACTTTTCGCATTTGTCAGTTAATACCTTTACTTTCTCAACCTCTTTGTCAAGTTTTTTATTTAATAAACTTGACATCTTATTACAACTGTCAAGGATTACTTGAGACCTCGCAGTATTCTCCTGAGTCTTTACAATATACTTTATTTCAGGCTTTGAAGGAAGCTTTTTAATTACCTGAATAATCCTGTCCACATATACCGTATCGCAGTTTGCGATTAGTAAACTATCCAATAAATGCGACAAGTGATTAAACTCTACTTCGTATTGTTTTAGCAATTCTGTGTCCTGCACCTCGATTGTGTCTACAGTTTCCCTTATTGGAAACCGATCAGCACAATAAGCTGCGGCCTCTGTATTGTTGTTATCAAAATATCGAATCGCTTTCTTTTGTGTCGTGCATCCGTACAATACGTACCAAAAAATGCAAAAAAATAAACATTTATATCTCATATAACCAATTATGTGAATATTGCAAGTGCTATCCCGATGCTACCGCCGGCAATAGTGTATAAAAAATCAAAGACATCAGGCCGGCCGTAATCGTGCCAATCCTTTAACTCTTTAAACAATGCCGCTCCGAACACCGTTGATGCAACCCACATCCAATGCGCCCCGATTGCTTCAAAGAATATCAATGCTGCAAAGCTTATCCAACAGCCCGCCCAAAAGTGCATTTCTCTGTCCATTCTCATTTGCTAAATATTTTACGAAGGATTAAGGTATCGTTTTGAATTGGGCCATCTGAAAGGCATGGCAAAGAATAATCACAACCGCTTAAACCTACATTCCAATCAGCATACTTTTTGCTCGTAGCACCTAAAGTCGTTCCCATTATTGGCACATATGGCTTTGTGCCTCCCGTACTGTATTCATTGCATCCTGTGCAGCTTGCAGAACTCTGATGAAACAATCCTAAGGTATGGCCGTATTCATGCGATATAATTTGTGAAATAGAAGCCTGATTGTAAAGTAAGCTGTGCTCAAACACAAAACCCGGGTTGCAATCTGTATTTAAGGCAATTCCATTATTCAAAATATCATCAAACATACTTTGAACTGCAACACCTCCATTACCGCAAAAATCGCAATCAGTTCTGCTGTTAATTACAATACGTAAGCGGTAAATTCTACTGGCAGATTTAAATATGTTTTCATCTGTTGTAATAGTCACATTGTAGTTTCTGAATTTTGACCTTACTGTATCTACAATATTCTTTATTTCAGCGGCCGATAATTTAGAAGCAGGATAGAATCCTGTCGTAAAAAATGAGCCAGCGCATTGCAAATCGTAACCATCAAAATCTAACAAAAGAACAAACTTGTAAACGGGCATCGGTGTTATTGTTGTGTTTGTGTCTGCAGGTGTTACTATTGGCACATCGCAGGCATCACCGATACCATCTTTGTCAGTATCTGCCTGATCGGGATTAAATACATTCGGGCAGTTATCCTGCCCGTTTGCAACACCATCCCTGTCACGATCTCTGCTAACTTCTTTAACAGCTCTGCCGTTGACCATGTCAGGCTCAAGTTGGCCACGCAATACACCTTTAAAATCAGCAGATGCAGGGTCTACAGCAATGCGGCTTTTGCTCTGCAACCTATTTACATTCTGCGCATCTTTATTGCATTTGCCCAAATAAAAGGTAGTTGCCGTAAACATAAACAGCGTAAAAATATAGGCATAAGCCCGCTTTGCTGGATTGCTCATATTTTATCTTTTTTATCTTGTTTGGTAGCACCAAAATAAAAACCTACCACACCGGCAAGAGCACCACCAAATACAAAACCGCAAACAATGTTTACGATATCGTGATTCTCAGCAGGAATAGGTTTTACCTGTAGGATGTACATAAGAGCAAAGCAGCCGAGAACAATCATAATTGCAAGGCTGTTTCTGATGTCGCTCGTAGTGAGCCGCTTTAACCATTCGGGCATTTTACTTCTTTTTAGATTTGAAAGATTGAATTACTTTAATCGCACCGGGCAGGTTGCGTATTGTAACCGTAGTCGATGCAATTACTGTAATATAAAAAGATATATCGCTTTGCGTTAGTATCGTTAAAAGGCTGAAGAGCCATATTGTTGCAAGTTCTATTTTCGCTATCATTTTTCAATCGCTTTTTGATTGTGGTCTTTATCAATTGTATTTAACAGCCATGCAAGCATTTTACCTGCAAAGCTTAATGTATCTGCTTTCTCATTCATACCCAACACGTGACTAATAGTCACATCTTCATTACCAAATTTATAACCATTCTTTTTTATTAATGTCACATTAAATAAATGCTCACAAACTACATTGCCGAGTTGGTCGATGCTTTTAGCCATGCGGAATAGATATCTGTCTATGCCACGAAAAAGTGTGGTAATTATTTGAAAGGTGAAACCGATCGGAAGTATTACTACCGATATTATTATAGCGATTAGAAGTAACACAAACCCTCTCAT